CCGGGATGTACGGGTCGGCGGCCAGCAGCAAGTGGAGCCAGCCGCTGCGCCGGAACTTGTCCAGAGTCGCATAATCTGGAAATTCATTTTGAAGGAGCAACCCATGATGAGCAAAACCAAGCAGGAGAAGAAAATCTCCAAGGTTTACAACGAGTTCAAGGCTGGCAAGCTGCACAGCGGCAAGGGCGGACCTGTCGTGAAAAGCAAGGCCCAGGGATTGGCCATTGCGCTGTCCGAAGCCAAGGTGAAACCAAAGGGGAAAAAATAATGGCCACTATGCAGCGCACCATGAGCCAAGTCATGGACAAGGAAGAGGGCGAGGACATGGAAGAGGGCCAGGCCTGCCCCATGCCAACCCAAGACATCACGCTCAACCTGAAGAATCGGGCCAAGGCTATCACCAGCGCGGCCTATGGTCCTGAAAACCCAAAGCTGCCAAACAGCGCGTTTTGGGCCAAGAAGGCTGACCAGTGGGATGTGTCGGTCGATGATGCCAAGCAAAGCCTGTGCGGAAACTGCGCGGCATTCAACGTGTCGGATGGAATCAAGCAGTGCATTGCCGAGGGCATCGGCATGGAGGCTGACCCTTGGGGCACCATCAAGCTGGCCGACCTGGGCTATTGCGAGATCTTTGACTTTAAATGCGCAGCCAGCCGCACCTGCGATGCGTGGGTGGTGGGCGGTCCCAACACGGGCGAGCAAGAGGGCGAAGAGGAAGAAGGCGAGGAAGGCGAATATGAGGAAGGCGACGAATCATGAAAGGCTTGTATGCGAACATTCATGCAAAACGTGAGCGAATGGCGGCTGGCTCTAAAGAGAAAATGCGACAGCCTGGAAGCAAGGGCGCTCCAACGGCTGCGGCTTTTAAGGCAGCGGCTAAAACGGCCAAGCCAGTGAAGGCGAAGAAATGAAGACGCCAGCCTGGCAGCGAAGTGAGGGCAAAAGCCCAAGCGGTGGTTTGAATGCCAAGGGCCGGGCGAGCGCCAAGGCTCAAGGCATGGACCTCAAAGCGCCAGTGAAATCTGGCGACAACCCACGGCGTGCCAGCTTCTTGGCACGCATGGGCAACATGCCTGGGCCTGAGATGAAGGGCGGCGAGCCGACACGGCTGCTGCTGTCCCTAAAGGCTTGGGGCGCATCCAGCAAGGCTGACGCAAAGGCTAAGTCGGCTGCGATATCTGCGAGAAACAAGGCGAAGAAATGATCCCCATTTGCATTGCGACTGTGCATGGCAAGGGTCTGGGCGTGCTTCTGGAGAGCATCCGGCAGTACGCACCAGAGCATCCTGTCTATCTGCGAGGTCCTGAGTCGGTCATCGAGAAGTTTGATGCGCACCTAAAAATTTACGGCCAGCCCAGCAACTTTGGCGATGATTACAACCAGGTCATCCATGCTGCGCTGAAGGACTACGACCAGTGCATTGTGGCCAACGATGACATCGTGCTGACGCCTGACAGCATCAAGGTGCTGCTAGAAGATGTGGGCATCATCAACACCATGCACAGCGTGCGTGCTGGCTGGGTGGCATCACGGTCTGACGCAGCGCGGCCATGCCAAAACGTGCGAATCACGGCCATGCCTGAGAGGCTGCACTTTTTCAAGTTTCCATCTGAGGCGCACATCAAGATGGTCGAGGAAGTCAGCCCGATCTTGGCGTGGATCAACAAGGAAGCGTTTGGCGAGGGATTCCCTCCGCTGAACTGGTACTCCGATGACGTGCACTGCCGGGATCTGCTGGAGCGCGGTTACAGCCACTTTGTGAGTGCCAGCTATGTGCACCACATCGGAAGCCACACCATCGGCTTTGATGCCAAGAAGCTGCACGACCAGGCGCTGCCATGGGTGCAGGCCAACAGACCCGAATATGCAAAAGCCTGGTTTGACACTTAATTTGGGGTCCGGCAAGGACTGGCTTGAAGACTGTCTGAACGCAGACATTCAGGCCAGCAAGGATCCTGACTGGCTACTGGACATCACCAAGGTGCCATGGGGATCGACCATCCGCACCCGGCTTGGCGAGTTGGAGATCAAGCCTGGGATGTTTGAAACCATCTTGGCCAATGACGTGCTGGAACACATCCCGGATCTGGTCACGGCCATGACCAACTGCAAACAACTGCTGCAAGTGGGTGGCCAAATGCGGATTCATGTACCGTATGACCTGAGTTATGGCGCATGGCAAGACCCCACCCATGTGCGTGCCTTCAATGAAAAGTCTTGGCTGTATTACACCGATTGGCACTGGTACTTAGGCTGGCCGGACAGATTTGAGATGACCCACATGGAGATGAGGCTTTCTCAGGTCGGGCAAGCACTAAAATTGCCCCAAGAGGAAATCCTGCGCACACCACGGGCGGTGGATTCCATGTATGTCATTTTGACAAAGGCACAGCCATGAACGAGCAAGACATCACCAACGCCATCAGCACCGACATTGCGGCCAAGACGCCCATGGATGATGCGGAACTGCAAAGCATCATCACGCAAGATTTGGTGGATGCTGTCAGCTATGTGGACAGCGACCTGTCTCCAACACGCGCCAAAGGCACTGAATACTACCGGGGGGACCTGTTTGGCAACGAGGTCGAGGGCAATTCCAAGGTGGTGGCCATGGAGGTGCGCGACACGGTGAGCGCCATGCTGCCCAGCCTGATGCGGGTTTTCTTCAATTCCGAGAATGTGGTGGAATTCACTCCCCGTGGCCCAGAAGATGTCAAATCTGCCCAGCAGGCCACGGACTATGCAAACTACATTTTCCAAAATGACAACAGTGGATTTTTAACCACTTACGCAATTTTCAAGGATGCGCTGGTGCGCAAATGTGGCATTGCGAAGTTTTGGTGGGAAGACGAAGAGCAGGTCCGCATCGAGGAATACACCGGGCTGGACGAGCCAACACTTGAGATGGTGATGCAAGAGCCTGGCGCAGAGGTCAAGATCGTGGTGTCTTACCCAGATCCCAATGTGGACGAGATGCAGATGACCACGGTGGACCCGATGACGGGCCAGCCGATTGCCATGCCTGCACCGATGGTGCACGATGTGCAGATCAAGCGCATCACCAAGGATGGCCGCATCCGCATCATGGCCGTGCCGCCCGAGGAATTGCTGTTGGATCGCCGTGCGCGGTCTTTTGACGATGCCACCATCATTGCGCATCGGCAGATGGCCACCATGGCCGATCTGATCGCCATGGGTTATGACCAAGACGAGATTGAGGAAAACCTGTCCACCACGGATCTGGACAGCAACGATGAGTATTTGGCACGCCAGCCGCTGTCCACCACGTTTGGCACGAATGACGCTGCCAACCCGATGATGCGCCGTGTGCTGTACGTTGAAGCGTATTCGCGTGTGGACTATGACGGCGACGGCATTGCCGAGTTGCGCAAGGTCTGCTGCATGGGCGGTGGTTACAAGGTGGTGCGCAACCTGCCTGCGTCTTACATCCCCTTTGCTGATTTTCCATGTGACCCCGAGCCACACACCAGCCCACTGGAGGCGATGTCCATTTTTGACATCACTCGCGACCTGCAAGAAATCAAGTCTGAAATCCTGCGCAACACGCTGGACAGCTTGGCCCAGAGCATTCACCCTCGCACGGCGGTGGTCGAGGGCCAAGTGAACATTGATGATGTGCTGAACAACGAGACAGGGGCCATCATTCGGATGCGTGCGCCTGGCATGGTCCAGCCACTGACAACGCCATTTGTCGGCCAGGCTGCATTCCCGATGATGGAATACATGGACCAGATCAAGGAAGACCGCACGGGCATGAGCAAGGCGGCCATGGGCCTAAATGCTGATGCCTTGCAGTCCAGCACCAAGGCGGCGGTGAACGCCACCATTTCAGCCAGCCAGGGCCGCATCGAGTTGACAGCACGTATCTTGGCCGAGGGCATGAAGAAACTGTTCAAGGGCATCTTGTTCTTGGTGACCACACACCAAGACAAGGCACGCATGGTGCGGATGCGCAACGAGTGGGTGCAGATTGACCCACGGGCGTGGGATGCTGGCATGGATGCCAACATCAACATTGCCCTGGGCAATGGCGACACCAACGAGCGCCTGCAAGCTTTGATGATGATCATGTCCAAGCAAGAGCAGATCTTGCAGCAGCTTGGCCCACAAAACCCACTGGTGACGCCACAGCAGTTCAGCAACACGCTGCGCAAGATTGTGGAATTGTCTGGGTTTAAGGATGCGTCCAGCTATTTCCAAGACATCCCTGCCGACTACGTGCCTCCAGCACCCCCTGCGCCAAAGCCAACGCCAGAAGAAGTACTGGCCCAAGTGCAGGCCGAAAGCATCAAGGCCGACATCCAGAAAAAAGCGGCAGATTTGGAACTTCAGCGCCAGCAGATGATCATGGATGACGATTTGAAGCGCGACCAGATGGCGCAAGATCTGTATCTCAAGAAGTACGAAATTGAGTTAAAGTACAACTCACAGATCAGCGCAGCGGAAATCAACGCTGCGCAGAACATTGATCGTGAAGCGATACGCCAGCAGGCGCTGATGGTTCAGCAGCAGGCAGCACAGTTTGTGCAGCAGCCGCAGCAAGCAGCACCGATGGCGTCACCCATCAACCTTAATGGAATGGCACAGTGAGTACAAACGAAGACCAAGTGCGCAAGGGCCGCAAGGCCCAGCAGGTGCTTGAGGATGAAACCCTCAACCTTGCAATTGCGAAATTAGAAAACGACCAGCTTTGGCTGTTTCGATCATCGAAACCTGAAGAGTCGGCAAAGCGTGAAACGGCATGGTGCATGTTGCAGGCCATTGATGGCTTGCGGCAGGAACTCATCAAGATCATGGACAATGGCAAGATTGCTCAGAAGTCCATGGACCGTTTACCAAAATTGATCTAAGACTATGGCAGAAATACAAGCAATGAATATGGCCGATGCGGCCAGTGCTATCTCGGCAATGTTGGCCCCTGAAGAAGGACAAGCACAAGTTGACGAGACGCAGCCAGCCGAGGAGTCTGAAGAGGACACCGAGGCAGCGGCTTCTGATGCAGATGACTCTGGTGTGGAAGACGCGCCAGAAGAAGAAGCATCAGAAGAACAGTCCGAGGAGGGTGAGGAATCCGAGGAGCAAGAACAGCCACAGACTTTTACCGTCAAGGTTGACGGCAAAGAAGTCGATGTGACGCTGGACGAACTCCAGAAGGGTTACTCGCGCACCCAGGACTACACCCGAAAAACGCAGCAGATTGCCGAAGTGCGCAAGCAAGTCGAGCAAGAAACGCAGGCGGTTCGGGCCGAGCGTCAACAGTACGCTCAGTTGTTGGGAGCATTGCAAGCACAACTTCAGGTGTCAGAACCGCAGGTCGATTTGGAACGTCTTTACAACGAAGACCCAATCGAGTGGGTGCGGCAAAAGGAAGTCTTGCGGGAGCGACAAGAGAAGGCATACGCTATTCAGGCCGAGCAGCAGCGCCTTTCTCAAGTTGGCCAGCAAGAGCAGCAGCGTGCCATGGAGGAGCATCTGGAGAGTCAGAAAGATGCACTGCTGGCAGCCTTGCCCGAGTGGAGAGATCCAAAGAAGGCGAAGGCAGAAAAGGCGCTGGTGTTGGAGTCTGCCAAGTCGGTGGGCTTTTCCGATGAAGACCTGAAGAGCGTCTATGACCACCGGCTTGTGCTGTTGCTGCGTAAAGCAGCGATGTACGACCAGATGGTGAGCAAGCGCCAGGGCATCAAGCCTGTAGTGAACAATGGCCCACGACCTGCCAAGCCTGGTGCAGCGGGTCGGGTTTCGACAACAACAGAGAGTACGAGGGCAAAGCAGCGTCTTGCAAAAACTGGTCGTGTCGATGATGCGGCCTCTGCAATTGAACTTTTACTGAGGTAATCAAATGACTATCGTAGCAAACACATTCACCACCTACTCCGCAAAGGGTATCCGTGAAGACCTGTCCAATGTGATCACAAACATTGCACCTGAAGAAACCCCTTACATGAGCAACATTGGCCGTGAAAACGTGTCCAACAGTTTGTATGAGTGGCAGACCGACACCTTGGCCGCTGCTGCTGCAAACGCACAGCTTGAAGGTGATGACGTCAGCAGCTTTGACGCTGTTGCTGCAACTGTGCGCCTGCAAAACTACGCGCAGATCAGCCGCAAGACCATCATCTTGTCGGCCACTGAAGAAGTGGTTAACAAGGCTGGTCGTCGCTCGGAACTGGCTTATCAGATCGCCAAGCGTGGCGCTGAGATGAAGCGTGACCAAGAGTTTTCGCTCTTGAACGGTGCCGTGGCCAACGCTGGCGACACCACCACTGCCCGTGCAACTGCCTCGCTCGGCGCGTTTGTGAAGACAAACACCGACAAGCAGACCAACGGTGTTGATCCATCGTACACAACACTGCCAACCAGCGCCCGTACCGATGGCAACGTGCGTACCTTCACCGAGACTATCCTCAAGAACGTCATCCAGAAGGTGTGGACAGCCGGTGGTACACCGAAGATCTTGATGTGCGGTCCTGTGAACAAGCAGCGCGTGTCCAGCTTCTCCGGTATTGCCTCAAGCCGTTTCAACATCGACGGTGGTGCAAAGCCTGCGACTCTGGTCGGTGCTGTTGACATCTATGTGTCCGATTTCGGCAACGTGCAGGTGATCGCCAACCGTTTCCAACGTGAGCGTGACGCCTGGGTGATTGATCCTGACTACGCCAAGATGACTGTGCTGCGCCCATACAGCCAAGTCGAATTGGCCAAGACTGGTGACGCCGAGAAGCGCATGTTGATCGTGGAATGGGGCCACAAAGTGACTGCTGAAAACGCTCACGGTCTGGCCGCTGACCTGATTACTTCTTGATTTGAAGCCAACGGAAAAGGCCAGGGAAACCTGGCCTTTTTTTTAAGATGATCCACAAAAGAATTTTTGACCGCAACGAACAGCAGGGCATCACACGCTACTGGCATGAGAATGCCGAGACTGGTGATGTGACGATTGAGACAGAGCAAGACGTCACGGCTGTGATTGAGGCCAACAAAGCCATCTACAATGCAGTTGACGAGAAAGCCAATTGGACAGGTGAGTGGCACTTGGTCGCAAGCATTCCAGAAGCCTTGTATTACAAGATGAAGGCCGAGGGAAAGATTGATGATCCGGCGTACATGAAAAAATGGCTCAACGATTCTGACAATCAATTTTTTAGGACTCGACCAGGAAAAGTATGAGCAATTACATTGCAGTCTGCACCCCAGCCCGTGACCAGGTTCACACCAACTATTGCTACTGCATGGTCAACATGGTGGCGTACCACACGCTCAACACCGAAGACGCCATCAGTCTGAAGTTGATGCAGGGCACCATCATTCAAAACCAAAGGGCTGACCTTTGCCTGGATGCCATGCGTGAGGGGTGCACACACATCTTGTTCATCGACAGCGACATGACGTTTCCACAGGACATGGTGCAGCGGCTGCTCAAGCACGACAAGCACATTGTGGCGGCCAACTGCGCACGGCGCAGAATGCCCACCGGCCCAACAGCCCAAAACTATGACGAGAACGGCAAGCGCGTGCCGGTGTACACCATGCCAGAGTCCACTGGATTGGAAGAAGTCGGCAGCATTGGCACTGGCATAATGCTGATCAAGCGCGAGGTGTTTGAGGGGATGTCGGAGCCATGGTTTGATATGCCTTGGCAGACCACACGGGGCTACATGGGCGAGGACGTTTTCTTTTGCAAGAAAGCCCAAGAGCTTGGCTACAAGGTCTACATCGATCACGATGTATCCCACGAAATCGGACACATCGGCACCTTTGAATTTGGGCATCCTCACACCTGGGCGGTGAAAGAGGAAATGGAAAAAGAGGCCAAGTAATGTCACTAAGCACCTACACTGAACTGAAGACCTCCATTGGCGACTGGCTGAACAGGTCGGATCTGACCAGTGTGGTGCCTGACTTCATCTCGCTGGCTGAGGCTCAAATCGAACGCACGCTGCGCACCCGTCAAATGATCGTGCGTGCCAATGCGTCTTTTGACTCTGAGTATGGCGCTGTGCCTGCTGACTTCTTGGAAACCAAGTCGCTGAAGCTGACCAGCACCAACCCGCTGACTCCTTTGGAGTTCCTGTCAATTGATGACATGGACGCGCAAAGATCACATTTCACGGCCAGTGGACGGCCACGTTTCTTCAGCGTGGTGGGGAATCAATTCAGGATTTCCCCAACGCCTGATGCAACTTACACGGCTGAGTTGATCTACTTTGCGAAGTTGACAAAGTTGTCAAGCACTGTGGCGAATAACTGGTTATTGACCTCCAGCCCTGACATTTACTTGTATGGTGCGCTGCTGCAAGCTGCTCCATACCTGCAAGATGATGCGAGAATTCAGACATGGGCAACGCTGTACGAGCGTGCATTGAATGACCTGCGCACAGCCGATGATCGTGCATCGACATCTGGTGGTGCGCTGTTGACCCGAGCAAAGACTTTTGGATAAGGACTGGACATGTCATCTTTTACCGACTACACAGAAAATCTGGTTCTCAACTTTTTGTTGACAACCAACACGGCCACCCGTCCAACAGCTTGGTATGTGGGCCTGTTCACGGCAGCGCCAAGCGACGCTGGCGGCGGCACTGAGGTGTCCGGCAGCGGCTATGCGCGCACGGCTACCGGCACCATCACGGTGTCGGGCACCAGCCCCACCAACGCCACCAACGCAGCGGCCATTGAATTCCCTGCGGCCTCTGGCGGCAATTGGGGGTCCATCGGCTGGGCTGCCATCTTTGACGCCAGCACGGGCGGCAATATGCTGGCCTGGGCGGCACTCAGCACATCACGCACCATCAATGATGGCGATGTGCTGCGCATTCCTGCTGGCGACCTTGACGTTACCCTGACATGACATGGCGGCTTACGGTCTTGGCCCTTACGGTGAAGGCAAATACTCCTACGGCGTAAGCCTTGGGGCAGTTACATTCTCGGCCACCAGTTCTTTGGTGGTCGATGCAAAACGCACCACCTTTGGTGCGTTTTCTGTTTCTGCTTCCAGCAGCGTGGCGGTGGATGCCAATGTGGCCAAGAGCGCATCTTTTGCTGTTGCCGCATCCAGCACTGCATCAGTTGCAGCGTTTAAATCGGCAAGCATAAGCCTCACGATTGCTGCAACAAGCGCCATGGCGGCAAATGGTGTTCGGTATGCCATAGGTGCGGCAACTGCTGCATCGGCCTCCACAGCCAGCGTAGCGGCCACTAGGGTGGCTGTTGGTGCGTTTGCCGCAGTGGATGAGAGCGTCATGTCGGTCAATGCGGTCAGGGTGCCGCTGGTTCAAATCCTGATTGAAGATTTTGGTGTTTTGACGGTTGGCACCAGCGTGCTGGTCAATCAGGGCGTGCTGATTGAAGCTGAATCCAGCATGAGCATCAGTGCGAACAAGTTGCAATTTGGCGTGCTGACTTTTGCTGGCGTGTCCAGCATGGTGGTAGCTGGTAACTTGAAATGGTTGCCAGAAAACGACACGGCAGAAACATGGGATGCAATTGCGGACACCAGTGAAAGCTGGACACCAATCGTTGATAATTCAGAAACTTGGCAAATTGCCGCATGAGGTGAAAAATGGCTGATTCAACAACGACCAACCTATTACTGACCAAACCCGAGGTGGGGGCCAGTACTGACACATGGGGCACCAAGATTAATACTGACTTGGACACCATTGACGCATTGTTTGATGCGGGTCCAGTTCTAAAAGTGGCAAAAGGTGGCACGGGTGCGGCAACAGCCGGAGCAGCACGCACAAGCCTTGGGGCCACCACATTGGGCGGCAATTTGTTCACAGTGACAAACCCGTCTGCTGTGACATTCCCAAGGTTCAATGCCGACAACTCTGTTTCCTCTTTAGGTGCATCAGACTTTCGCACCGCCATTGGCGCTGGCACTGGTGGTGGCGATGTCACATTAACTGGCACACAGACGCTAACCAACAAGACCATTGCCTATTCCGACAACACTCTGACGGGGGTGGTGGGGACTACAGCCACACAGACGCTGACCAACAAAACTCTGACAGCACCAGAATCAACAGGTGCTATTTACGACAACGGCTCCGTGCGTGGAAACCTGACGGCTGTGGCTGCGCTGGACATTGACTGCACGGCTGGCAACTTCTTCACCAAGACAATTAGCGCAAACAGCACGTTCACGTTCAGCAGCCCACCATCTTCAAGAGCTTATGCTTTCACGCTTGAATTGACGCATACCAGCGGCACGGTGACATGGCCCGCATCAGTTCAATGGCCCGGAGGTACGGCCCCTTCGTTGACCACTGGCAAAACACATTTGTTTGTGTTTGTGACCGATGACGGCGGCACTCGCTGGCGCGGTGTGGCTAATACCAACTACACAAC